CTGTAGCTTCTTGATCATCAGGTGTGATAGTATTTCCGATTAAGAATCCAACAGTGCCTTGTGCAGAGTTTGCAGCTATACCATCTGGTTGATCTGCAAAATTAAATACTATAGATCCTTGACCTGATGATGCTTGTTGTCCTCCAACTTCTTCTATTTGTGCAGGTGTTATTGTTCCTTGAGATGTATTTGCTTGTGATCCTATTGCATTTTCAACTGCATTAAATTCTAAAGTTCCTTGTTGAGCTGTAGCAGATCCGCCTACAGCGTCTTCTTGTGCACTAAATTGTAACGTACCTACTGATGCAGTAGCAGATAATCCATCTGGAGTTTCAGCTAAATTAAATGAAACAGTTCCTTGTGAAGTTGTTGCATGTTGAGATGGTGGCACTTCTGTAGAATTAAAGAATAATCCTGTAACCCCATGGCCAGATGTCATTCCAAAACCTGGAGCATCTTCAATAAAGTTTAATTGGTTAGCAGTTAATGTAAATCCTGCAGTAGCTTCAAATCCTGTGACAGGAGTATCAAGTAAACTTAAACCTAATTGTGGTGGACGAGGCGGTGGTTGTATTGCCATTTGGCCAGAAAACTTACCATGTAAAGATCCTAATTCAATAGTGACAGTTTGATTAGCCCCATCATTATCAGGACGTGAATCTTTTAGAGCATCCGTACCATCTAACTTCATGTACTTCTGAGGTTCTAGTTGAGGATGTTTAGGAGTAAAGTCACCTTTATATACTCGTTTACCATCCCATTGAGTTCTAGCGTCTTTATATCTGATCTTACGACCAAATATATCGTCCATTAATACTGCTCGTTTTCCTCGTGAATATCTTGCCATAATTTAAATATAAGGCACTGATGGGGTAACAACAAATGCTGCTCTTTCTCTATCCTCTTCTTGTGCCTTCTGCCATTCTTCGTTGTAAATCGCTGTTAGTTCTTGTCGTCTTTGAATATCAACAGAACCAGGAAGCTTGTTAGCTAGCTCTACGGTAAGGCCACTAATTAATGCTGGTAATAATCTTTTTGGTATTTGTGCGTTTTGTGTATAGTCTATGTATGGACCGCCTACTGTTGCTTGTCCACTAGCTGTATTAGTCCATCCTACATCATCAGGATATTTTATCATCCATGCTTTAAATGTGTAAGCACTTATAGTTTGTCCACCACTTACATAAGTTTTATCTGGCACAGGCCATAAAAAAACTTTGTGACTTGCAGTTCCTGATGAATTGTATTGTGCGTTTCTTTCAACTGTATATTGAATTGGTTTTCCTTTAGTAGCTTTATTAGGAATAGATAAATATTCTGAATAACTAATTCTTTCTAAAGGTATATCATTAACATTTGTCGAATCGCTAGTATCACTTATAGAAGCATCTAGAACATCAGAGTATTTGCTTGATGAAAACGTAATATGATCTTGGTCATTAGTCATTCTTGTATCTTCTAGATCTAAAGTAAATAGATTTACTCCTTCGTTCATCCATTTAATCATTAATAAATTTAATGAACGTCTAGCGGTTACAAGATCGTATCCACCTTTTGCACTATCACCTAATCTTTCATACGCTTCTTGTATGATGGAATCAAGTGTTAAATTAAAATTATGGGTACCTGAAGTAGCCATATGTCCTCCTTACATTAAAGAGCGAACTATTAAATAACACATTTGTGCAAATACTGTACCACCAACTACCCAAACAAATTTAGTTAATCTGTCAATATCTTTAGCCATATGATCAAGATGATTATCTTTCATAAGATCTATTTTTTGATGCAATAATTTTAGTTCGCCTTTTATTTCTATTATGGCTTCTTTATTAGATTGTGAAGTAGCCATATTAATTCCAGAATACTGTAGCTTCTGAAGACGTGCCTGTAACTTCTACAAAAATATTTGTATCAATAACTTTACCTTGATCAGGGATATTGATATGTGTGCTAGTGTTTGCAACTGCAGATATTTTTAATATTTTAGTTCCGCCATTAGACTGTCCATCATATATAGTTGCCGTAGCTGTATTACTTCCTGCTGTTAATAAAAGAGCTAAAAGTCTTTGTCTGTGTGCTGCTGTATTTTGACCATCACTAGTAGCACTAGAGCCTGTTGCACCTGTTGCTATGTTAGTCGAATTAGCATCACCTTGGAATGAAATTCCCATATATTATCCTCCTAGGAAGAGGAGGCCGAAGCCTCCTCAAATTATTTTATTACGATACGTTAGCGTCTTGTATATAAGTCACTACAATAAATAATTCACCTGCACTAGCTGAGTTTGCTACCATAGATGCAAATATTTCTACGTCTTCTGTTCCAACGTTAATCCATCTAGCATGAGCAGCTGGAGATGTGATACCTCCTGTTGCTGTAGCAGATACTGCTGCACCATCGACAAAGAAATCAGGGTCAGATGAAGTTCCGACATCTAATTCTGTTGTGTTTGAGCCTGTAAATAATTCTTGTGTGAAAAACTCAATTGCAAATATCATAGAGTTTGCAGGTACAACTATACCTGTTGAACCACTTGCATTATCGTCATGATTTATTTTTACTGAAACTTGTTGACAAGCTACAGTGCCTGTGTTTTTCTTTTCTCCAACTGCTGTTCCAGTTGTAGCTTTTACTGTGCCTGATTTAATCGGGCCTGAAAAAGTTGTTGTTGCCATGTTTAATCCTTCTGGGAATCTATAGTCCCAAGTTATTTTTCTACTGTCTCTATATCGTCTGCTTGGTCAGTCAGTAGAATTTGTTAAATCCAAGAACAAAGGGGACTCGAAAGCCCCCCTTGTATAAGCTTATTAAGCTCCTTTGTTACCGTAGACACCACGCCAGTCAGAAAAACCGTAAACGTATCTTTCTCTAGCTTTGTATCTTACATTACCAGTTTCAAAGTCACCTTCCATGCTTGTAGCCACTGGAGTTCTTTGGAACATTTTCATGCCGTTAGGGCAGTCAGTTCTCAAGAAGAATGCGTCAGGGTCATTAAATCTATGGTTAACAAAGTAACCACCTGGAATCATTCCAGTAGATTTAATGGCATTAACGTCATTATCTGCAGTGCCAGGTCTGTATGGAGATGCCATCAGACGCTCTGCTACAAATACCAATTGTCTTGGTATGTGTAAGGTTTTTGCTTGTAGTGCAATTGGTAGACCTCTATCATCTGTAAATCCAGCGATATCGATAAGTGCACTTTCTAAAGATGTTTCAGAAAGGTCACTGTATGCAGTTGGTCTGTTAGATGCAGTGCCGCCGTTTTGTAGTGGGTGAGCATTGGATACCAATGGTTGTCCATCTCCACCGTTAGAAACAGTGAATGCATCGTTGTAGATTGTTGCACCTTTAGTTTGTTTAGCAGCCGACATAGATCGTGCTAAAGCTTTTGTTAGACGTGTAGATAATTTGTCATACAAGTTATCTTCCATAGCTTCTTCAGTGATTGCGAAAGCAAGAGCAACTGTTTCGTTAGTGTAACGAGCTACCCAGCCTTCCCCTGTTTGAGCGTATGCTACGCCTGCGCCTTCGAATTTAGTTTGCGCTTCTCCAAATCCTGGGAAAAGTACTTCCTCTTCGAAAGCTCTGTTTGATGACTCCTGATCGTATAGTACTGACGCTTCATCTTCGTAACGAGAATACTCGGTTCCGAAAATGGCATTTAAGCCAGGTACTAATTCTTTGAGGAGTTGACCTCTAGTAATTGCCATTTGTTATTCCTCCTAAATTAAATCCCAGCATTTCCAGCAGCTATGCCGAATTGATGAGTGTTGATTTTAACGAGTACGTCCATAGTAGTTCCAGCTGCAGAGTAACCCATGTCAGTTTCCGCACTACCTAAGATAGCTAATGGAAAACCTGCATTACCAGTTGCTGCAGTACTTGAATCTGCTACTAAACCAGACTTATGTGTAATTGTAGAACCAGTTGGACTAGCAACGATTTGACAGTTGTGTCCTACTTCAGCTTCAGTAATTGCTGTTGTATCTTGGTCTGCTTGAATTTTAAACATAACATCTGGATCATCATAGACATACGCTTTGTATTTTGCTTTAGCAACAGTTCCACTTGCGATTGATCTCACAAATTTTACGTCGCCTGTAGAGTTGTCCTGATATTCAGCACCCCAGAAAACACCGACAACAGCACCTGGTGATGCTGCGCCCATGTCTGTTACAAGTAAACCAGCAGACAACGTAACCAAGTCGCCTTCAAAATAGGCAGTTGGTGCAGTTGCTGCAATCTTGTAACCGTTTCCGTCGGTGAAGTTATTAGAACGGACAACACCACCTTTGATGTGTTTTACGGGTGATAGCCCAAATCCAGCCATAATAATTTTCTCCTTTGAAAAAAATTGTT